GGCGGGGCAACGTGGCAAGCACTTACAGCAAATGGCAACGTAGATGGGGGTAACAACACTGGTTGGAATTTTGCCAGTACATATGCGGCGGTAATAGCTGAAGCAGCGACAGCTACGGATTCAATTTTAGGGTTAGCTGTTTTTCTTTCTACTTTGTCCGAGACCGCTACAGCCACAGATTTAATTTTAGGACTAGCGGCTTTTAATTCTGCTTTGTCTGAAACTGCTATAGCCACTGACTCCCCAAGCGTAGCCGCATCTACGTTCAACGCTCCTGTAGCCGAGACTGCCACTGCCACGGATTCAGTCTTGAGTTTTGCAGATTTCTACGCCGCCCTGTCCGAGGCAGCTACAGCCACGGATTCAGTTCTAAGTTTTGCGGATTTCTACGCGGCTCTGGCTGAAACCGCCACTGCTACGGATTCAGTCTTGAGTTTTGCAGATTTCTACGCGGCTTTGGCTGAAACTGCTACGGCCACAGACTCCCCCCTTGTAGCGCCATCCACGTTCAATGCTCCTGTAGCTGAAACGGCTACAGCTACCGACTCCCCACTTGTAGCGCCATCAACATTTAACGCCCCTGTATTCGAAACTGTAACAATTTCTGATTTGGTGCTGGGGCTATACCTGTGGAATTTGATAGATGACAGCCAGTCTGTTACATGGCAAAATATAAACAGTAGCCCCGGAACAACTTGGTCGCCAATTGATACTGACCCTGACACAGGCTGGTCAGTTATACCAACCGTAAACTAAGGAAAAATTATGAGCAGTACATATTCCAGCAGCCTACGGGTCGAGCTTATCGGTTCTGGCGACCAAGCCGGTACGTGGGGTACAACCACCGACAACAACTTGTCCTACATCTTTGATGCAGCAATAGCTGGGTATCAGGCGGTAACGGTCACTTCTACTGCGCAGGCTTTGACATACATAAACGGGCCAACGTCCTCTGCGGCGCTAAACCAGTCTGTTTACGCCATGTTGAAGTTCAACAGCGCATCTGCGGCAACGGCTATCTACGCCCCACCAGTATCAAAAACTTACATCATTTGGAACAATAGCGGCTACACCATAACCGTTTATAACTCTACAGTCATCGGTAACACAACGGCGGCGGGTACAGGCGTAGCAATTCTTACGGGCAACAAAGTGCAGGTTTGGTCTGATGGAACAAACTTCTATGAAATCCAAGCTCAAAACTTAACCGGCACACTTGCTATTGCTAACGGTGGTACAGGTCAAGTCACAGCCAACGCTGCGTTCAATGCGTTAGTTCCAAGCCAAGCAAGCGCCAGCGGTAAGTACCTTAAATCAGATGGCACAAACACCGCTTGGGATCAGATTGACGTAGGGTCGGCTGATATTACCGGCACACTGCCTGTAGCTAACGGTGGTACTGGGGTTACAACATCCACGGGTTCTGGTAACAATGTGTTGTCTACAAGCGCAACGCTAACCACTCCCACAATAAACACGGGAACACTGTCAATCCCCACAATCTCTACTTACGGCAATATCAAGGCGTTGTTTGAGACGGCAACTATCACGGCATCTGCCCCATCCAGTACGACTAACTTTGATGTAACCACCCAAGCAGTTCAGTATTACACAACCAACGCGTCAGCTAACTTCACATTCAATATTCGTGGAGATGGATCAACAACTTTAAATAGTATTTTGTCCACAGGACAATCGGTAACACTAGCTTTATTGGTGACCAATGGCGGTACGGCTTACTACCCAACGGCTTATCAGATTGATGGAAATTCTGTTACTCCTAAGTGGCAAACAGGAAATGCCCCCTCAAGCGGAAATGCCAGCAGTATTGATGTTTACACTTTTGCAATTGTAAAGACGGCAAGTGCCACTTTCACAGTTTTGGCTTCACAAACCAAGTACGCTTAATCATGCCAATCCTATCTACTACAGGCGCAGCATCTGCCAGAGCGTATGGGGCGGGTGGGGCGAGCTTGTTTAAATTCACAATTAGCTCTAATCAAACAAATGCGGATCTGCGCACTTTGGCGTTATCGGCTGGGTGGGATGGCGTATCTCAGCCAGTGGCAACAATTGGGTCTGGTATTTATGTATCCTCTAACAGCACCGGCACTCCAGCACTAACCATCACAGGCTCTTTCCCCAATGGCGTTCAGCTTATAAACAGTGGTTACATCATTGGCATGGGTGGTGCTGGTGGGTCTGGATCAGGACAGCAAACTACGGGTTATCCGGGTAATGCGGGTGGCTTAGCTTTAAGCGTATCTACCGCTGTGTACATAAACAACCTTGGGACTATTGGCGGTGGTGGCGGCGGCGGCGGTGGTGGTGGTGCAGTAACAGAAAATACCTACGGTTGGGGCGGTGGCGGAGGCGGAGGCGGTCAGACGGGGACTAGTAATTCTTCAGGCGGTGCTGCTGGCGATTCCTATTATCAAAGATCCAGATCGGCTGACGCCGGAGCAAGCGGCACATCGTCTGGGGCTGGTACAGGAGGTATTGGAGGCGCTGCACCAAACCCTCAAGCGCAAGGCGGGGTTGGCGGAACCGGAGGAGCTTGGGGATCTGCTGGATCAACTGGAACATCGGGCACCTGGACTGGTGGCGGTAGTGTAAGCACTACCACTGGTGGTGCTGGTGGGGCGGCTGGTGCTGCTGTTACTGGCAACTCCTATATTTCATGGATTGCATTTGGGACTCGTCTGGGTTCTGTTTCTTGAACGGTGAAATGAAATTGACCCACTCAGCATCCTCTTTGCCGCCAATGCCTGTGTCGCTGCTATCAAGCAGGGATGCACTCTGTATAAGCAAGCTAAGACTTCCTTTATGGAAGTCAAAAGCACTGTCAACGAAGTCATTGGAATCGCAAAAGAGGTTAGGGGTTTCTGGGCAAAGTTGGGAGAAATGTTTGGTGCAGGTACTGCACCTGTCTCACAGGGAAAATCGCCTCAGCCTGTGGCGAAAAAGAAGGAAGTCTACGTTGCCGTTGACGAAACCCAAGTTATGGCAGACATCGTTACCCAACTTTCTCAATTCTTCAAGCTGCAAGAACAGCTTGCCGACCACATAAGGGAAGAGGAAGAAAAGAGTAAAACAGTCTACGACCCTGATGCCAACCTGATGGAAGCCGCCCTGAAGCGGGTAATGGCTCAAGACCAGATGGCGTTGCTGGAGACGGAGATAAGAGAGGCGATGGTGTACGGCGCTCCTAAAGAGATGGGCGCTTTGTATAGCAAAGTGTTTGATATGCGGGATGTCATCAAGGTAGAGCAGGACAAGGCAAGGAAGAAACGGGATGATGAATCATGGCAACGCAGGGAAGAGGAGCGGCTCCTAAGAGAAAGGCAGGCGTACCTGCTGGCGACTTTTCTTTTCCTCCTGTATATGTGGCTCCTCCTAGCCCTCTTAAACAGGATTGGGAGATAGTTGTGGGATGGATTGCAGCTTGTATTCTGGTGGTGCTGATGCTCCCGCTCCTTGGGATGTTGTACATGGACGTATTGCAAACCAAAAAAGAAGCCCAAACGCAGATTGAGAAAATGGAAAAATTGCGTAAAGAAGTTGAAAAGGAAAAAAGAGATGATTCCAATAGTCGCATCCCTCCTCAGTAGCCTAGCCCAAAACGGGTTAGGTTTATTGTCGTCTGCTATCCAAGCCAAAGGCAAAGAGGTGGTTGAGAAAACGCTTGGCGTAAAGATTCCTGACGACCCGACACCTGAAGATGTCAGCAACCTGCGCCAGTTGCAGTTTGAGCATGAAGAACGACTCCTTGAGTTAGGTATTGAGAAGGCCAAGATGGAGTTGGCTGAGTTGCAACTATTTGCTGATGCCGCCAAGAACGAAGACAACAACGTCACAGATCGTTGGCAGTCGGATATGAACAGCGATTCTTGGCTATCCAAGAACATCCGACCCATGAGCTTAATTGCCATTTTCTTTGGTTATTTTCTGTTTGCCATGATGAGCGCCTTTGGTTTAAACGCCAATGAATCCTACGTCCAGTTGCTTGGGCAGTGGGGGATGTTGATTATGGGCGCTTATTTTGGTGGTCGCACAGTTGAGAAGCTGGCAGAAATGAGGAAGAAATGAGCCTTAACCAAGAACAAGCCGCATTCCTGCTGGACATGTGCAAGCTAATCCAATATGCTACAGACCAAGGGTTTGTGGTGACTGGTGGGGAACTTGCCCGTACGCCCGAACAGCAAGCAATTTACTTTAAGACGGGGCGTTCCAAGACAATGAATTCGATCCATCTAAAGCGCTGCGCCATAGACTTGAACTTCTTCAAGGACGGAAAAATCATTTGGGACAAAGGCATCCTTGCCCCGCTAGGCGCATACTGGGAAACGCTGCATCCTAAAAACCGTTGGGGCGGCAACTTTAAGTCGTTGGTGGATTGCCCTCACTTTGAGCGCAACGTAGGTTAAACATGCCCTTACAAAAACTCCTTTTCAAACCCGGCATAAATAGAGAGAACACCTCTTACGCCAATGAGGGTGGGTACTATGCCGCCAATAAAATTCGATTTCGCTCCGGGCAACCAGAGAAAGTTGGAGGTTGGACAGCCGACACTGGCACAACTGTATCTACGTTAAAACCCACAACTGGAACGCTTTGGGGTGTTTGTCGAGCGTTATGGAACTGGCTTAATTTGACGGGCTACAACTTATTGGCTTTTGGCACAAACCTTAAATACTATATTCAAAGTGGTATAAACGGCTTTTACTACGACGTTACCCCGCTGCGCAATACAACTACCGCAGGTGAGGCCACCTTTGCCGCCTCTACTGGGTCAACAACAATTACAGTTACCGATGCAGGACATGGCGCTCAGACTGGCGACTTTGTAACTTTTAGCGGTGCTGTTGCCTTAAGCACCCAAACTTATACAGTCGATATAGCCACAGACACAATTACTTTTACCACAGCGCTTGCAAACGGGACAACACTCCAATTATTTACAACCACATCCGCGCCAGTAGGGTTGTCAACGGGCGTTACCTATTATGTTGTTAATAGTAATACACCAGCAGCTTCGTGCAAACTTTCTCTAACATCTGGCGGCGCAGCAATTGACATAACAACTGTGGGGGTAGGAACTCAAACTTTTGCGCTGACAACAGGAATTACAGCCACCATACTTAACGCCGAGTTTCAGATTACGTATCTATCAAGTAATACATACACCATAACATCTTCAGTAGCAGCTAATGCAAGCGATTCTGGTAATGGCGGAGGCTCAGTTATTGCTGCTTATCAAATCACAACAGGTAATGCCATCTATACCCAGAACGTAGGCTGGGGTGCGGGTACTTGGGGTGGTCTTATTGTGGGTACAGCCACCACTGCGGTTTCCGGCGGTACGCTGTCTAATTCAAATACTACGGTCACAGTGACCTCGACAACTGGGTTTGCAGCATCAGGCAACATTCTGATTGACCAAGAAACTATATTTTATGGCGCTATTGGTTCTGCCACAACTTTTACTGGGTGTGTTCGTGGGTTGCAAGGAAATGGTGTTGGTGGCGCTGTTGGCTCTGGCGCGGCTGCTACACATACAAACGGCACAGCAGTTGTTCAGTCCACCACATTTACTGGTTGGGGTGTTTCGGCTCCTGCTGGTCAAGGTATTGGACAACAGCTTCGCACATGGAGCCAGTCAACCTTTGGCGAGGACTTGATCTTTAATGCTCGGGGCGGTGCGCTGTACTACTGGGCAAACTCTGCGTCGGCAAACACATTTAACCGTGGGCAGCTTCTTGGCCCTAGCGCTACTATTGTGACCAAATCTGGAAGCATAACTACAGATTCCTCATGCCCCACGGTTGCCAACTTTGTCATGGTGTCAGATGCCTCAAGGTTTGTTCTTGCGTTTGGCGTTAATGATTACAGCAGTGTGATTCAAGACCCGTTGCTCATTCGCTGGTCTGACCAAGAAAGTTTTGCCACATGGCTTCCCGCTGTTACAAATCAAGCAGGTAGCTACCGTTTGAGTCATGGCTCGCAAATTATTACCTCCATGCAGACCCGCCAAGAGATTTTGGTGCTGACTGACGCTGCTATTTATTCAATGCAGTACCTTGGCCCACCTTATGTCTGGAGCTTCCAAATACTAGGAGACAACATATCTATTGCTGGGCCAAATGCGATAGCAACCGCTAACAACATCACGTACTGGATGGGTACGGACAAGTTCTATATGTACTCTGGTCGTGTTCAAACACTACCTTCCACCCTGCGCGAATACGTCTACAACGACATCAACCTTGACCAGTCTTTCCAATTTATGGCTGGAACAAACGAAGGCTACAACGAGGTGTGGTGGCAGTACTGCTCTTCTGGCTCAAACGTGATTGACCGCTATGTGATCTACAACCACTTGGATAACGTCTGGTATTACGGTGACTGGGTTAACTACACCGGCACGGCTTACCAAGGGCGCACCGCCTGGCTAGACAGCGCATTACGCGCATATCCTATGGCAACAACTTACGGCGTAGCTGGCGGCAGTACAAATACGTTGCTTGTGTACCATGAGTCAGGCGTAGATGATGGCACAGTTAACCCCGCAGTTCCTATCGTGGCGCAGGTCACTTCATCAGACTTTGACATTGGGGATGGGCATAACTTTGGGTTTGTATGGCGTTTAATCCCTGACTTGACTTTTGACGGCTCAACCGTAAATCAACCAATAGCCATGTTCACGGTACTACCCCGCGCTAACTCGGGTGCGCCATATGGCAACGCAAACAATCCAGATGTTGTCAGTGCGCAGAACTATCAGAACCAAAGAAACTATGCTGTCCAACAGTTTACTCAGCAGGTGTATGTCAGGATTCGTGGTCGTCAGATGGCGTTCAAGGTAAGCTCAGATGAGATAGGTGTTCAGTGGCAGTTGGGTGTTCCTCGCATAGATATTCGTCCTGACGGCAGGAGGTAGGGTAAACCCTTATGGCAACGATAATCATCAACCGTTACAGACCTGTTGTTCAGCCGCGCCTGCCTGCGGCCCCCAATGAGTACGACGCTCAGTTTATTGAACAGTACTCGAACATCCTGCGTCTGTACTTTAATCAGCTTGATAACCTGACTGGGGTGTTGTTGGGTGAGTCTGGGGGAAGGTTTGTTCAGTTTCCTTACGGAGCGTTTTCCAGCGACCAAGATCAGACCGCTACGGCAAACACAGCCACGTTGATGACGTTAAACACTACGGACTTTGCCAATGATGTGTCCATAGCTACGTCCAAGATTACGGTGGTGAATGCTGGTATATACAACCTCCAGTTCAGTGTGCAACTGGAAAACTCCAACAATGCGCCGCAAGATGTGTTTATCTGGTTAAAACAAAACGGAACAGATATTGTTGGCTCCACGGGTAAGGTAGGTATGCCAGCACGGAAAAACCCCGGCGACCCATTTCATAGCATTGTTGGATGGAATTATTTTTTAAGCATGGCAGCAAGCGACTATGTGGAAATCTACTGGTCAACTACCAGCGTGGATGTCTCTATTCAATTTTATGCAGCTTCCGGCT